CCAGGCCGTATCAGAAAGCGGCTTGGGCTCGCCGCCTTTCAGGCAAGTACAACTATGATATTAAGATTTGGCATAGGCAGGCTGGTAAGGATTCAGATGATATCCAGCAAGGTTTGTTCCATAGCTATATGAATCCCGGTACACAGTCTGCCTATATCGGTCTGGATAACAAATGGATCAGGCGTAATATCTGGGACAAGTATATCAATGGCCGTCGGCATTTTGACTCGTATCCTTCCGATATCATAGAGCCTTTGGAGACTAGGCAGCAGGTGCGGTTCAATAACAATCCTTCTGATCTGGCTCCGGCGCTTATTCAGTTCATCGGCTTTAAGGAGAGCGAGAGCCTTATCGGTTCATCGTATGATCGATTCTATATCTCAGAGCTTAGCCTGTATAAGCGCGGCGCCTTCGATTTCATTCAGCCTATCTGGGATATGAAGAAGGCTGAGGGTGTTCCGTTCTCCGTGTATGCCAACTTCACGCCACGTGGCATGAGCAATATAGCAGCTGATTTTCTGTTGGCTTACACTGGCAAGGATGATCCTGCAGAATGGCCGGGCGAGCATGGCGATGTGTTCGTCGATCTATTGCCTGCCAATGAATCTGTGAGATCGGACGGCACGAGGTTGTTCACCGACGAGATGCTGGAGCAGATCCGTGAACGCTATGTGCGAGCACTGGGCAACGACCTGCTGTTCAGGCAGGAATACATGTGCGAGTTCCTTGCTGTCAATGCTGGACTCGTATTCCCTGGTATCGAAGCTGTCCGTGTTGAGAAGAGATTCTGTCCTTATAACCTAGATACTAACAAGCCTGTGTATGTAGCATGGGATATCTCATCTAAAGACAAACAGTCTGACTGGACTAGCTGTGTCGTGTTCCAGTATTACAACGGACGCATGTTTATCTTCGACTGGTATGAAAACAATAGAAAGGCTGTGGTTGAGTGTGTGCAAGACCTAGCCATGCGTCCGTATTTTCACATGATCCGGGCTGCTTGCTTACCTTGGGATGCTGATAGATCTGGATCTATGTCATCCCCGTTGGAGGAATGCAGACGGGCTTTTCCAAATATAAATTGGCATAAGCTCGATCGAACTTATGTATCTGATAGGATCAATAGAGGACGCCAACAGCTAGGCAATGCAATCATCAACTCGAATAAATGTGATTGGCTTATGGAGTGCTTTGAGAGTTGGGAATATAGAGAGCTTAGTTCAGTTGACGATTGGGCTGCTAGGCCAAAACATGATAGATTCTCGCATCTCATGGACGCCTATGGCTATGCCTGTGATTTCATAGCTCAGGTTAAATATCTTGAAGAAGCATCAGGCAGACCACCTAAGATACCTAGTCATTATGGTGGATGGGACTTGGATGATGAGGAGGATCTTTGGGAAGAAGTGCCTCCTGGTCTTAGGCCGAGCCAGTTCAGCCCATTGAGAAAGAAAGACCCATCGGAAATATATCCAAATGGGTTCTTCTATACGGGAGAAATGTGATATAATATCTATTAGGGTTGCTTCTCCTGTCGCAAGGGTCGCAAGGGGACGCACCGAGGCTACTCTCCCGACACGCTGGCCTTGGTGCGTTTCCTTTTTTATGCAAGCTTCTTGCTGATGGTGTTCAGGATCTTCTGCACGTTCTTGATCAGCGTGGTCTGAGAATCCATCTTCTTCTCAAGCTCGATAACCTTGTTGCTCAACTCGATGGTCTTGGACTGAACCTCGGCAATCTTGGTAGCCGTGTAGGAATCATAATGACCACCCCAGCTGACAAGCTCCCAAAGTTTCTTGTTCATCTGCTTACCAGTCTTGGGGTCCTGATAGGCAACCGGTGCATTAAGGAACTCGTTGACGTCCATCTCGTCTTCTCCTCTCGTGATGATAGCATGTAGGTTTTCCCATGCCTTATTGTTGAATCCAGCATAATAATACGGACATTCCTTGCGACCGCTATGGCAATCGAAATGCCTGACAACATGATCTGCATCGATGTTGAACTGGGCCATGAGTCTACGTACAAGCCAGTGCAGCTCAGCGATCTCATTGATAGTGAAAGGCTCGCCATCATTTACAACTTCGATACTGATATGCTGATTATTATAAATGTACTGCGTGGTACCTTTCCAACCTCCGATACCCCATGCTGTATCAGTAAGCTCCATCATCTGATAGATGGTGCCACATCCGTCTAGCACAAAATGGAAAGAACCAGGATGCTCAGGGTTGGCATCGTTAGCCTTCCAATGTGCTACGTTCCATGCCGTGCTACCACCGGCAGTATAGTGGACCACTATATATTGTGGTTTATTACCACCTTTTGTGTAGTTATCAGGATGTGCTGTGAATTCCCTACTGATCTTCGGTTCCATCGTCCACCTTCTTAGGATAGGGGACCTCATACGTCATAGCCCGCTCGCTGTCACCGAAGCCTTCCGTGGTAGGATCGTTGACCACTCCAAGCAGCACAAGCACTGCGAAGATGGCATTGATGATTCCCACGGCCTGCTCGTTGAGCGCGCCGATCTCGAAGCTATAGCCGAACGGGGCTGCAATAACCTGAACGAGCAAGAGCACGGCAGGGATGAAAGCAAGCCACCAGTTCCTATTCTTGATCCTAACTTTCCAATTCATGTTTTTCCAACCTTTCTACCCGAGCAGCCAGCTCATCATGACGTCGCCATTGAGTGTCGCTATCTGCTTCTAGCTTGTACGTGCGTTCGACGATCTGATTGTGCTTGTCGATCTTCTTCTCAAGCTCGCCTATCAAGGTTTCAAGTTTGGCGATCCTAGTGGAGAAACCAACCCACACAGATCCTACTGAGATTATGACCGTTACAATGGTCCCTATGTATGGCGTGATATCCATTATACCTCCTGAACGTGACGAAGCATGTGACCACAGTTGACCTGTGGATCCATGTATATCTTGATATTGTTCATCCTGCATTGCTCGCAGAAATAAAGATCTTCAGACAATGTACCATGACCATCTTCATAGACTACCCACTTGAACCAAGGCCAGCTGATCCTATCGAACACATCCATCTTGATAAGAGCACAGCCCATTCCACCTCCATGGATTTGGATGGCGCCGTTATTATGTGCTCTGAAGCGAGCCATTTCTTCAGCGGTATACTCGCTTTCAATCGGATAGTTGTAATAGATCTCACCATTTGCACCTTGTATTTTGCAGAGACAGGTTCTGCCACGGTAGATATTGTCTGCATCTCTATGAGCGTAATACCCCAGAACCACATCCTTTTCCCTAGATAGCATGCTGAGTAGTCCGTTGTGAGGGATAACCACGTCATTATCCAACATGAGCAGATAATCAGCTTGTGCTTCCATAGCTATAGAGACAGCACGATTGCGAGCTGTCGCAACGTCATAGCCTCTGACAAATTCAAACCTAGTTTGATGATTTCCTTTGTCTAGATCATAGATGCTCTTGAAGGTATCAGGATAGATATTCTCGAATGTCGGTACAGCTATGAGAATTTTCATTTGTTCCATTTTTTATACACCTTTGAATGTCTGTCGAGAACTTCATCCCAACTCATGTCTCTATATTTAAGAACTTCTGGTTCATTGCGCCAATCATTACGAGCTGCGTAGTGAAGTATGCGCGTAACAGATCCATCATCTATAATGAAATCACAAGCATTGTAACCAGAAGGCATGGGTTTTATAAATCCTTGACATAGGTAATTAGCAACATCCTGATCAGGCCAGGAAAATTCATGTGTATTAAGTACCCTGATGAATTCGTCGCCTTTACCTGTTTTCCTGAGTCTATCAAGATTCCATAATGTCACGCCAACATTGCAATAACAGAAACCACCTCGTTCTGCTCCAAGCAATTCTTGTGATGCGGAGAAGTAGCTATCGCTAATGTCGATATCCCAAATTTTTGTGATGTCTTGAATGCAAATAGTATCACAATCAAGTGAAAGAACCTTGTCATATTCAGGGAACAATCGATGCAGAGCACAGCGAATCAAGGTCATATATGTATATTTAGTTTTACTATTAGCTCCCTTAGTTGGGAAAAACTTTTGATTAGCTATGTTGAAATGTTCAACAAATGGAGGCAGCTCGGAAGGAAATTCATCGTCTTCAATCATAAGAAAAACTTTATCTACAGCCGAATTGGCGATTAGCGATTTTACAGCCGTCTCCATGTCGGAATAGATGTTCCTCGTTCCGGTGTATACAGCGATGCGATCCATTAGCTCGACTTCCTTCCGACCACCATGACCGGAACCTTCTGCGTGGCTGCGGTGCTGAAGCTCGTCGGCGACGTGAACCTGAACGGTAGCCCGTAGAGGCTACCGGAAGACGGCAGGTAGTTGGCGTTGTTGCCGCGCAGCACGGCGCTGACGCCGGAGTTGGACGCGCCGCCGAACGCGGTGCCGAAGATGCAGGCGATGATGTTCGCGGTAGCATACGGCAACCTGAGATACCTGTCGGCGCTCTGGATGTAATACGGGCCGAACGCCGTGGAGCAGGACACCGATGCGGACACGAAACCGAAAGCGACGTAGGTGCTGCCGAAATCGAGGATCGTCCAACCGGTCGTGCTTGCGGACGAATACGCCGAGGTCCCGTTGGTGATGCTGGTTGAGTAATACGCGGCCCTCTCGGTAAAATCGAGGTCCGTTAACAGGCTCGCGACCGCCCCGCTGATCGTGTGGGTGTGGGTGCCCTTGGTTTTGATGTGGCCCTGCGCATCGAACGTGGCATACGGGACGGCGACGGTCGCACCGGAAGACGCCGAGCTCGATCCGATGGTGCCAGCGGTGACGGAGTTGCTGTGGTTGAGCGTGTCGCCAGAGAACTCAAGGCCGGAGCCTGCTGTGATAGCATCTTGCTTTCCACCTAGAGCAGTATTGATCACCTTGTTCTGAACCGGGTTCTCGCTCGTGGAGCTGAGCGCGGTATCGACGGTAAGCTGTTGATCGGCAGACAGTGTTCCGTTATTACTAACACTAAGACCTGATCCAACTATAATTCCACCAAGGCTAGATGTAGTTGCTTTAGGGATACTCAAAGACGCTGGTGTTTGCCATGAAACATCATAA